AGGATATATCTACAACTGAAAGTGCTGGTACAAATCCCTCACGTGGTTATCAATACATTCCTACACCATACAATCTAAATTTCAACTTGTCTATTATGGCAAGAAACCAAGAAGATGCTTTACAGATCGTAGAACAAATCTTACCATATTTCCAACCAGAGTATACAGTTGCTATGTCGACTGTTCCTTTGATGTCTGATGTTAGAGATGTTCCTATCATTCTAGAAAGTGTAAGTCAATCAGATTCTTATGAGAGTGATTTTTTATCTCGTAGAATTTTAACTTATGATTTATCATTTTTGATGAAGACATATTTCTATGGACCTGTCAATACAGGTAAAGTTATTACAAAGGTAGAAGAGGGTATATATATTGGTGATGGAACTGCAGCATTTACTACCACATCACAAGATGCGTCAGGACTTGTTAAGAAAGTAAGACATTATCAACCTGGAACTTCAGTGACTGTGAATGGTGCAGTCAATAATTCAACCACAGTAGTTTTGGACACAGTTCCCGATACAGTTGCTACAAGTTATACAGTGTTCGGTACAGGCAATACAAGCAACCCAACCATTAGCAGTATAAATAGTCTTACACTTACACTCAGTGCAAGTGTGACACTCACTGACAACCAGCAACTTATAGTGGTCGGTGGGGTGGATCCAGATGATCCTTATGTAGTAGCAGAGGATGTAAATTTCTATGAAGAATTTAGTCCTAGCACCTATGATGACGAAAGTTATTGATGATGAAAAAATATGAGCAAAATAGACGATAAACTAAACAATCTTCTTGATATTAACGCAGAAATAGACGAAACTCAGAAGAAACTTCCCACTGTTTATAACGACCCCACCAAAAGGACCAAAGAAGCAGATAAAGATGCGACTTATGGTAGAGAGGTGTTATACAACTTAGTTGAACGAGGGCAAGATGCTGTAGATGGTATCTTAGAACTTGCTAAAGAAACTGAACATCCTAGAACTTACGAAGTCGCAGGACAGTTGATCAAAACAGTTGGAGAAACAGCAGAAAAACTTTTAACTCTACAAAAACAAATAAGAGAGTTGGAAAAGATTGATTCCCCACAAGAATCTGTGGGCACGACAAACAACAATTTGTTTATAGGTTCTACAGCAGAACTACAAAAATTTTTAAAGGATAAAATTCGTGATTAGTAAAATTGAAAATAGACACGCAGTCATCCGAGAGAAAGAGATCTATGTAGTAGATCTTTATGAGGATGGTGTATTGATAGAAGATAGACATCTTCCAGGCAAAAGCATACATTATGCTGAAGATGTGAAGAAGAACTGGGAAAATGGTATAATCCAAATAGATGATCCTGTAATACAGGGGGAATCAGGTATTTCTTGGTTGAGATAAATGAGTGAGGGGTATCTAGGAAACCCTCGTGTAAAACGAGCAGGTGTACAAAATGACTGGACTGAAGAGATGGTACTTGAGTACCAACGATGTCTAGAGAGTCCAGCACATTTTATCCAGAACCACATTCAAATCATTTCACTTGATGAAGGATTAGTTCCTTTCAATCTGAGAGGATACCAAGATGGGTTGATTAATCATTTTGATGAGAATCGATTTAGTATTGTATTAGCATGTAGACAAAGTGGTAAGTCAATCACTGTTTGTGCGTACTTATTATGGTACGCATTGTTTCATCCAGAGCAAACGATCGCAGTCTTAGCAAACAAAGGTGCTACTGCTAGAGAGATGTTGGCAAGGATAACAACCATGCTTGAGAACATCCCTTTCTTTTTGCAACCTGGAACTAAAGTGTTGAACAAAGGAAGTTTAGAGTTTGAAAACAATAGCAAAATTATTGCTTCAGCAACATCTGGTAGTTCCATTCGTGGTCTCTCTGTTAATTTACTCTATCTTGATGAGTTTGCCTTTGTAGAAAACGCAGAAACATTCTACACCTCTACTTATCCTGTTGTTACATCAGGTTCTAAGTCTAAGGTGATTATCACATCAACAGCAAATGGTGTGGGTAATATGTACCATAAAATTTATATGGGTGCAATGAATGGTACATCTGAGTATAAGCATTATCAAATCGATTGGTGGGATGTGCCTGGAAGAGATGATGAATGGAAAAAATCAACCATTGCGAATACTTCTGAGTTACAATTTGAGCAAGAGTTTGGTAATTCGTTCTTAGGAACAGGTAATACACTCATTAATGCTAACACCCTTTTGGGTATGATGGCAGAAGATGTTACATGGCAAAAGGATAGTGTCCGCATATATAGACAACCTGTTGAAGGATGTAAGTATGTGATGACAGTAGACGTGTCAATGGGTAGAGGTCAAGATTACTCTACATTTACAATATTTAATATTGATCAGCAACCATTTGAGCAGGTGGCAACATATAGAGACAATGTAATGAGTCCTTTGTTGTTTCCTGACATTATAGCGAAATATGCTACTGCTTTTAATGAAGCATTAGTCATAATCGAGAACAACAACGAGGGTTCAGTTGTATGTAATCAACTGTACTACGATATAGAATATAGCAATGTTTTTGTAGAGAGTACAATCAAAGCAAAGGGCATTGGTGTTACAATGACTAAAAAGGTCAAACGCATAGGTTGTTCTACCATTAAGGAATTATTGGAAGAGAATAAACTTATATTACATGATGCTCATACCATCCAAGAGTTTACCACATTTGTCTCTAAAGGACAGTCTTGGGAAGCAGATGGTGGGAATCATGACGACTTAGTAATGAATTGTGTGATGTTTGCATGGTTTGCAACCACACCATTTTTTGAACATTTAACTGATATAGAATTGAAAAAGATGATATATCTTGAGCAACAAAAACAAATAGAGGACGATGTTTTACCAGTGGGTGTCTTTGGAGACCAAAGTAGAGCAGTCGAACCAACAATACAAAAAGATGCAGACGGCAATGTCTGGGTACATGATGACAATTCTGATTCATTAGACCCTTACAAAAACTGGTTGTAAGATCAAAAAGTTTATAAATACTCTTTGAAATCTGACTTTGCGGTCGCATATAGGAGAATTAACATGGCATTTCAAGTATCGCCTGGAATACAGGTCAAAGAAGTTGACTTGACTAATGTTGTGCCTGCAGTATCAAGCACGACAGGTGCTTATGCAGGTAATTTCCGATGGGGTCCTGTGGATGAAGTTATCACTATTACTAGTGAATCTTTATTGGCAGAGACATTCGGACAACCAGCCAACACAAACGCAAGTGCTGAAGAGTACTACTCTGCAGCAGGTTTCTTAAACTACGCAAACGATCTTAAAGTAGTTCGATTAGCAACAACAGGGTTGTACTCAGCGAATGCTGCTGGTGCAACAACATCATTATTGAAGAACTCAACTCAATATAGTGAGTCTTATAAAGATGGTGATTTAAACGCAACTGTTGGTGCTTGGACTTCAAGACATGCTGGAGTTTTAGGAAACTCAATTAAAGTTTCAAGTTGTGCTAGTTCTAATGCTTATTCTGAAGACAATGCAGACACAACTGCAGCAAACAATGCTGCTGGTGCTACATCAATCACATCAATAACAGACGCAGATGCTAACTTTTTAGTTGGCGATAAAATCTGGTTTGCTGGTGATGACTCTCAGAAATATAAAGTCACAGCAGTTGCTGCGACTTCTTTAACAATAGAAGCATTGGGTCAACCATCTGGAACAGGACTCGTTTCTGCAGTTGACGGATCATCCGTCGCTGTTAACATCTCAAGAGAATGGGAGTTTGCTGGTCAATTTGACAGTGCTCCTGGTACATCAGCACAGGCAACTGCTGCTGGTACTACTAATGATCAATTACATGTATGTGTAGTTGACGAAGATGGTGTTATCTCAGGAACAGTAGGAACAATATTAGAAAAGTTTGCATTCGTATCAAAAGCATCGGATGCAAAAGACACTTTCGGAGCATCTAACTATTATAGAGATGTAATTGAAAGTGGTTCTAACTACATTTGGTGGACAGGTCATGATACAGATATAGTATCTGGAGCAGCAGAAGAAAGAACATTTGCTGCATCAGTATCATCTGCATTTGGTGTACCTGATTTACCACAAAATGCATCACTAAGTGGTGGTGCGGACGGAAGATTACCAACTGCTGCGCAGAAATATGCAGCATGGCAATCATTCTTTAGAGATGGAGATACAATAGATATCTCTTTCCTTATCGTAGGATCTTCTCATACAGACAATGGTGCTGGAACTGAGCAAGACCTATTGGCAGATTGGACAACACTAACCAATCAAGCAATTTTAATCACAGAAAACAGATTAGACTGTATAGCATATATGTCACCAAGAAGAGGTGACTGTGTTAATGTAACAGAATCTACTGCTACATCTAACATCAAGACAACTGCTGATACAGCAAGTTCATCTTCATATGCAATGATGGACGGAAACTGGTTGTACATATATGACAAGTACAACGATAGATATGTTTGGGTTCCAGCATGTGGTCACACAGCAGGACTCGCAGCAAGATCTGATACTTTAAGAGATCCATGGTTCTCACCTGCTGGATTCAGCAGAGGACAATATCTCGGTGTAACAAAATTAGCATTCTCACCTCAAAAAGCAAACAGAGACACATTGTACAAAGCAAGAGTCAACCCTGTAGTTACTTTCCCTGGACAGGGTACAGTACTATTTGGTGACAAAACTATGTTAACAGTGCCTTCTGCTTTTGATAGGGTTAATGTAAGAAGATTGTTCATCGTATTAGAGAAAGCAATATCTACTGCTGCTAAAGCACAACTCTTTGAGTTCAATGATCCTTTTACAAGAGCATCATTCAGAAGTGCTGTTGAACCTTTCTTAAGAGAAGTTCAAAGCAGACGAGGTATATATGACTTCGCTGTTGTATGTGATGAAACAAACAATACAGACGCAGTTGTAGACGGCAACGAATTCGTTGCTTCGATATTCATCAAACCTGCAAGATCAATTAACTTCATAACTCTCAATTTCGTTGCTGCCAGAAGTGGCGTCGAATTTGAAGAGATTTATGGTGCTGTGTAAGGAGTATAGGAAATGGCAACAATAGACCAATTTAAAGCACAACTAATAGGTGGTGGTCCTAGAGCAAACAGATTTAGAGTTTTTATCCCTAGATCTGGAGCCAAAATCGAATTTCTATGCCAAGCAGCACAAATACCTGCTGCAACCATAGGCACTGTGCCTGTGAATTTCAGAGGGCATCAGTTAAAACTCGCAGGAGATAGAACATTCGAACCTTGGACTGTAACAATAATTAATGATGTCGAGTTCAGTGCTAGAAATCAATTAGAAGACTGGCAAACAGACATCCAACAACTAGACAGTGGAGAGGGTGCAACCTCAACTGACTATTTGCTCTCACGAGCATATGTTGAACAACTACATAAAGATGACAGTGTGTTAGCAAGATACGAATTCTTCAATATGTTCCCAAGCAACATCGCAGGTATAGATTTATCTTACGAAACTGTTGATGCTCTTGAAACATTTACTGTTGAATTCCAGTTCTCACACTGGGAGCATGTAGTTTAAGAACTAAATATACATTATGGAATTATTCGGATTCGAAATACAGCGAAAAAACAAACAGATACTGAACAAAGAGAAAGCACCTTCATTTGTTCCACCTGTTGAAGATGATGGCACACCTGTCATACAGCAAACACCTGGATTTATCACAGGTGCTGCACAAGGGCAGTACATCGATATGGAAGGTGCCATTAAGAATGAGGCAGACCTTATACGAAGATATCGTGAAATGTCCCTCATCCCTGAATGTGATTCAGCAATAGATGATATTGTAAATGAATCCATTACAGGTGATACTGAAGAACAGATCATCGACATCAATATGGATAAGACTGATCTTTCTGATGCTATCAAAGATAAAGTGCGTGACGAATTCGAAAACATAGTGTCAATGCTACATTTTAACCAGAATGGGCATGACCTCTTTAGAAAGTGGTATGTAGATGGAAGGATATACTTCCACAAAATGGTTAACAAAGATCGACTCAAACAAGGGATCGTTGAAATAAGAAACATCGATCCTTTGAAGATCAAAAAGGTACGAGAAGTCGAAAAAGAAAAAGATGCTCGTACTGGCATGGAGAAGATAAAGAAAGTGGAAGAGTTCTTTGTCTTTAACGATAATGGATTCGCTAATAGTGGTGGAGCATCAGGGCAAACCTTAAAGATTGCACCTGAAGCAATTACTTTTGTGACATCTGGACTTCTTGATTACAACAAGAACGCAGTAGTAGGTTATCTGCATAAAGCAATAAAACCTGCTAATCAATTGCGCATGATGGAAGATGCCTTGGTGATTTATAGAATCACTAGAGCACCAGAAAGAAGAATCTTTTACATCGATGTTGGTAACTTACCAAAGGCAAAAGCAGAGCAGTATCTTGCTGATGTAATGACCAAGTATAGAAATAAACTGGTCTACAATGCAAATACTGGAGAGATTAAAGATGATCGCAAACACATGTCTATGCTTGAAGACTTTTGGTTACCAAGACGAGAAGGTGGTAGAGGTACAGAAATCACCACACTTCCTGGAGGACAGAATCTATCTGAGATAGAAGATATCCAATACTTCCAGAAAAAACTGTACAAATCTCTGAATGTTCCTATCAGTAGATTAGAATCCGATACAGGGTTCTCACTAGGTAGAGCATCTGAGATTACTAGAGACGAAGTAAAGTTCTCTAAATTTATCGATCGTATTCGTAAGAAGTTCGGTCGAGTCTTTAACGACATCTTAGAAACTCAACTGGTTCTGAAAGGAATCATGAAAAAAGAAGAGTTCGAAGAGATTAAGCAGTTCATTAATTATAACTTTAATGACGACAATCACTTCACTGAGATGAAGGAGACTGAGGTTCTCAGAGAAAGGTTAAATACTCTGAGAGAAATCGACGAATATGTCGGTAAGTATTACTCTAGAGAATTTATTCGTAAGAGAGTTCTTCTACAGTCTGATGATGATATAAAAGATATCGATAAGCAGATTGATCAGGAGAAAGCAGAAGAACCCGAAGAAGAGGGTGACGATGATAACTTTGGAATATAATAGGAGATAATGATGGCAGACAATACAGTAAAACTAGCAATAGATGCTATTGATGCAGGTGAATTAAATCAGGCAGGTGAACATTTGAAATCTGCTTTGATGGCGAAAGCAAAAGAAGCAGTTGACATGAAAAGAGTAGAGATGTCAACAAGTTGGACTGATCAGCAACCAGAACCAGCAGAAGATGCATAAATTTAGCACTTTCCAAAATGTGTTAGACGAGGCAGTATTTAAACTGCCAAGAGGTCATAAGAAACTCAAGTCTAAAAAAGAACGCATAGTAGGAAAAGTGTATGATGTAATCTTTACACAAAAGGGTAAAGATACATTTGTTTATGTAGATGGTCAAGAAACTGGACCATATAAGGATCTTAGAGATGCCGAGTCAAATGTAAAAGACTTAGTTAAAATCTTTAAGCAAATGAAATCAGAAGGGTTTGATCCTATGGAGGGATTAAGATGAAACTAATATCAGAATTTACAACTAATGAATTGGGTTGCATAATAGAAGAAAACGAAAATGGTAAGAAAGATTACAAGATTCGTGGAGTATTCATGCAATCTGAAATCAAAAATCGTAATGGTAGAGTTTACCCTAAGAAAGTGTTAGCAGAAGAAGTTGCTAGATACACTAAAGAATTTATTAAGCAAGATCGTGCATTTGGTGAGTTAGGTCACCCACAAGGACCAACTATAAACCTCGATCGAGCATCTCATCTCATAACTAAGTTAGAAGAAGATGGGAATAACTTTGTGGGAGAAGCAAAGATTTTAAGCACCCCAATGGGTTCTATTGTAAAGAACTTGATTGACGATGGTGCAAAACTTGGTGTATCATCTAGAGGACTTGGTTCTCTCGAAGAAAAAGGTGGTGCCCAATATGTAAAAGGCGATTTTCAGTTGGCAACTGCTGCTGATATCGTGGCGGATCCTTCCGCACCTGATGCCTTTGTTAATGGTATCATGGAGGGTGTAGAATGGATCTGGGAAAATGGTATTCTAAAGGCACAGAAGTTAGAACAGTATAAACAATATGTTGATACTGCTAAAGCATCTGAGTTGGAAGAAGCCAAATTACGAGTATGGAACGACTTTATTAGAAGTCTGTAACATATAAATAGTTTGGTATGAGTATAACGATAACTCAGATAATAGGAGAAATTCGAAATGGCTGAGAACATTAAAAACAACGAACTTGATCTAGAAGAACAAGACGCACAGTTGAAAGGTGCTGAAAAGGGTGACAAAGTTCATCCTAAGCAAGGATCATCTGACGAAGAAGAGATCGGAAAAGGCAAGAGCGAAGTTGTAACTCCAGACGAAAATCCTGTTGACAAAGCAGTAGCATCAGTTAAGAAAGCATCTGATAACAAAAAATCACCAAAAAGAAAAGGTGATCAAGACGGTGGCGACAAGTCTCCTGAGAAAGTTAAAGAAGATGTTGCAACCGAAGAAGAAACTTCTATTGAAGAAACATATTCTAAAGTTGAAATGATCAAAGCAATGGTCAACAAGTTCAAAGATATGGACAAAGAACAACTTAAAGCATCTTATGACAAGATGGTAGACAAAAAAGATGACGACGACGAAGACGACGACGACATGGAAGAGTCTACTAAAGCAGAACTCATAAGAGCAATCGCAGAACACTTGAAGTATGCTGACGAAGAGTCAGTTGCTGAACAATTCGATTTAATTGTAAACGAAGCAAAGAAAGAAGAAAAAGACGACTCTGACGATGAGGAAGAGGAAGAAGACGAAGACGAGATGGACGAAGAAGTTCAAAAAGAACTTGAAGATGCTATCAAAGAAGTTGAAGTCAACGAAGACGTCGAAGCACTTGCTAACTCTCTAAACTTAGATGAAGAGAACAAAGCAAAAGCACAAACTATCTTTGAATCTGCAGTAGCAGTTAAAGTTGAGGCAATTAAAAAAGATCTCGAAGAAAACTACTCAAAAGAACATCAAACTGCAGTGGAAGAAAGCAAATCTGCACTTTCAGAGCAAGTTGATAAGTATCTCTCATATGTTGCAGAAGAGTGGGTAAAAGAAAACGAACTCGCAATTGAGAGAGGTCTTAAATCCGAAATGACTGAGAACTTCATCGAAGGACTAAAAACATTGTTCGTAGAACATTATGTTGATGTACCTGAAGAGAAGTACGACGTGATGGACGAATTGGCAAACAGACTTGATGAAATGGAAGAAAAGTTAAACTCTGAAGTTGAAAGAAATATGAAACTTCAAGAAGAGATTGACGGATTCCAAAGAGAGACTGTTGTCAATGAAGCATGTGCAGATTTATCTGAAGCACAGAAAGAAAAATTACTTTCTCTAAGTGAAAAAGTTGATTTCCAAGATAAAGAAGACTTTGTAACCAAAGTTTCTGAAATCAAAGAAGCATATTTTCCAACAGAGAAAAACGAAGAATCTTTGACAGAGAGTGTTGAAGGAGACAGCGAATGGACTGATACAGTAGAAACTACTGGAGAAGCAAAAATCGTTGATCCTACAATGGCAAAATATGCCGACTTTGTATCAAAGGTTAAACCACTATAACCTATAAAGGAGAAATGTACAGAAAATGTTTATGACAGAATCTTTACAAGAAAAGTGGTCGCCTATTCTAGAGCATCCTGAGGTCCCAGAGATCAAGGACTCCTACAGAAAGGCAGTCACTACTGTAATTCTCGAAAATCAAGAGAGAGCATTACAGGAAGATGCTGCAATGTTAGCAGAAGCAGCACCTTTAAATTCAACAGGTTCACCAATTTCAAATTGGGATCCTATTTTAATCTCTTTGGTTAGAAGAGCAATGCCTAACTTAGTCGCATATGACATTTGTGGTGTCCAGCCAATGACTGGTCCTACAGGTCTTATCTTTGCCATGAAAGCAAGATACAACGACTATCCTACAGTTGCTAGAACAAGCAAAACTGAAGCATTAGGCATCAACGAGCCAGACACTGGATACTCCAGTGCTGCAAACCCAACTGCTGCTGGTCCTTTATCAGCACAGATCACTGATCCATTTGACGCATCTTCACCATCATATGAAGATACAACTGGAACAGGTATGACTTCAGCAACTGCTGAAGCATTGGGTGACTCTTCTTCTAACTCTTTCGCAGAAATGGCATTCTCAATCGAGAAAGCAACTGTTACTGCAAAATC